ATGAAGCCATCTGAATTTCAGACAACCATAGAGAACCAGTTTGATTACATTTGTAAAGTCGCTATGGAAGATGAACGCAAAGACTATCTCAAAGCGTTGTCCAGACAGTACAAACGGGAAACCCTGTTCTGTGATATGGACGATTACAGCGTCAACTTGTTTTCTTCCGAAGACACCTATCCATCCCACTTCCATACTTTTGAAATGGATGGATTTACTGTCCGTATTGAAAACAGCCTGTTAGCAGAAGCATTAGAAAATCTGGATGGAAAGAAACGTGATGTTATCCTGAGATATTATTTTCTTGGATTTGACGATACGGAAATTTCAAAAATTCTGGAAGTCAACCGTTCTACTATCCAGAGAAGAAGACACGCCGGACTGGAATTTATCAAAAAATTTATGGAGGAGGAAGCATGACAGCAAAGCACCCTATGATTCCGTTTCCTGTGATTGTAAGGGCTGCGGACGGCGATATTGAAGCAGTCAACCAGATTGTACGCCATTACAGCGGTTTTATTGCCAGCCGTTCCATGCGTCCCATGAAAGACGAATATGGGAATACCCACATGGTTGTAGATGAAACCCTACGCCGCCGGATGGAAACACGTCTGATTGCAAAGATTTTATCTTTTGAAATCAGGGAACCAAAATAAAAATAACGCTCTCCTGTGGAAGCATGGACAAGCCCATGCTTCCCAGACAGAGCTTGCCAGTCTATTAAAGTGCATTATCACCAGTGCATTTTAACAGGCTAACAAAGCCGGATTGTTCCTTGAAAAAGAAAGCGTCTAATCAACGCAGCATAAAGCAGCCGAATACGTTTCGATAGAAAGAGAGCCGTTGGGCTGGCACGCCGTAACCCACCAAAGGAGGGATGAAACCGGATAGCGATTCCTGCCAGCGTTCCATAAGCAGCTTACCGCAGAGCTGCCGCCATGACCTTTCTATCGTGATAATGATACTTCCGTACAGCCTTAGTCCGTGTGATGATGTAGCACCGCTGGCAAAGGGTACGGCTGGATGAGAACCATGCAGGGGTGAGATTCCCATGAGCTTTAGCGAAAGCTGTTCGGTTTGCTTCAAAGAAAATAACAGGAGGTTGTTATCTTATGGAAAACACAAAGAATCCTGTCCCTGAAATGATACGGGAATACCAGATAGGAAACACCTGTTATGTGGTAAAATCCCGCTCAAAAGAACAGGCACAGGAAGACGCAGTAACGAAAGTAAAAAGGCTTATCCGTAATGACTTGAAACAATAATTTTGCTATAAAACAGGGCAGACAGAAAACAGAAAATGCGGTACAATAAAGTTGCAAAAGCATTGTCTGTTTGACTGTCGGATAGGAGGTATTTATGTTACAGCAGTCAAACAACACTATCACTTCCATTTATCCGATTGGAAATCAAACAGAGGAATTAACCGCATTATACTGTCGGCTTTCACAAGATGATAAACAGGAGGGTGATTCAAACAGTATTATTAACCAGAAAAAAATCCTGAAGCGTTATGCAATCGAACATGGGTATCAGCCTTATGTGTTTTTTGTAGATGATGGATTTTCTGGTACAAATTTCAACAGACCAGATTTTCAAAGAATGATTGCAGAGGTCGAAGCAGGAAGAATCAAACGCGTTATAGTCAAAGATATGTCAAGACTTGGGCGTGATTATTTGCAGGTGGGAATGTACACAGAAATTATGTTCCCGAACATGGATGTCCATTTTATTGCTGTCAATGATGGCGTGGATAGCCATGTGGGGGAGAATGAGTTTACCCCATTTCGTAACATAATCAACGAATGGTACGCAAAGGACACCAGCAAAAAAATCCGTGCAGTCAAACGTTCTAAAGGAATGGCAGGCGAGCATATCGGTTCTCACGCTCCTTATGGCTACATGAAGAATCCTGACAATAAAAAGGAATGGCTTATAGATGAAGAAGCCGCCGAAGTGGTTCGGGAAATCTTCCGTTTATGTGTCAATGGTTATGGACCGACACGAATTGCTAATATTCTAACGGAAAGAAAAATTCTTTGCCCTACTTATTATGCGTTAGAGCATGGGGAAAAGCCACGAACCGTTCTTCCGCCTGACAAGTATCTGTGGAGCGCGACTGTGGTATCTCATATCTTAGAAAGAATGGACTATTTAGGACATACTGTGAATTTTAAGACCCATGTTAAGTCTTATAAAAATCGCAAAAAAATTGATAACAGTCCTGAACAATGGAGGGTTTTTGAGAATACCCATGAAGCAATCATTGACAAGGAAACCTTTGAGATTGTACAGAAAATCCGTTCCGGAAAACGCCGCCCTACCAAAATGGGGGATATGCCTATGTTCTCTGGTTTGCTCTACTGTGCAGATTGCGGAAGCAAAATGACATTTCATAGGCAAATGGCACAGAGCGCAGAGAAACATAATTTTGTATGCAGCAATTACCGGCACAATTCAAAATCATGTACTATGCACTATATTCGTAATGTAGTAGTCGAACAAATTGTGCTGGAAAACCTGAAAGAAGTTATCCGCTATGTATCAGATTATGAAGATGAATTTGTTCAGATGGTAATGGACACGGATATGCGGCAAAGAAATAAAGAACTGTCGCAAAAGAAAAAACGGCTTACAGAAATCCATTCCCGTATTCAAGAGTTGGACAAAATTTTTCAACGGATTTATGAAGACAATATTAGTGGAAAACTTTCAGATGAGCGCTTTATGAAACTTTCAAAAGGATATGAGGAAGAACAGCATACTTTGCAGGAAGAACAGACTTCCTTAGAGAAAGAATTACAGAAAGAAGAAAAACAATCTGTGGATGTAAAGCAATTTCTTTCAGTAGTCCGCAAGTACACTAACCTTACAGAACTAACACCAGAAATTGTACATGAGTTTATCGACAAAATTATTGTCCATGCTCCTGATAAGAGCAGCGGTAAACGCTTACAGGAAATTGAAATTATCTATAACCATATCGGAGTATTCGACCACTCAAAGGTCACTTTGTGGAAAGGAAAAGCGGTATAGTACGCAACATACTATACCGCAAAACCTAAATCTTAAAAACATCCTTACCAAACCCTCACATTTACTGGGCTTGCGGGTATTTTACCTGTATAGGAAAAAGTAGATTTTAAGAGAATCGTTCTTGCGATCGTAGATAATTTTATCAATGATCTGCTTCAGAGCTTCGTTCTTTTGAATGTATGTATAATTGTTGGAGATGAGAATATCATACACACTCCGGACCTTCTGCAGCATGGCATCCGCTGGATCCTGATCAGATTTATGCGCTGCCTTTTTCAATTCCTTTAATTGTTGTTCTAAGGATTCCCGTTCTTTCTGAATGATAGCTTTATTCGCTTTATATTCTTCCAGTGTATCAATCCCTTCTCGGTAGGAGGCTTTTATTCGTTCCTCTTTGCCGGTTAAACTTTCCAATTGTTCTGTTATAGCCTTGCGCTCATCAAACTGCTCTGTGGGTTGATATTCACGCAATTCATAGACAATATCTTTGGTATCCAATATTTCTTTGATGCTGGCCAGAACTTCCTTTTCAAGGACCAGTGAGCTGATGCCGTTCGGTTTTTTGCATTTTCCTTTGCTATATCCGTAGCAGGAGAAGTAAGAATATTTTTCCCCATTGACTCGTTTCATAGTGGTTGAGGTTAAGGTGCGTCCGCAATCCGGGCATTTCAGCAGTCCAGAGAGCCAGTGCTTATAAGTGGAAGAGGGGCGCTTGCCGACCGGCTTGTAGGTGGCTTTAAATCGTTCCTGTGCCGATTCAAACAATTCCTTTGATATGATAGCCGGCTGTTGCCCTTCTGTAACAATCCATTCGTCCTTATCCTTGATACGATTGGTGCTGTTCTCTGTCCGGTTCCACCGGATCATGCCACAATAGGAAGGATTCTGGATGATGTATTCGACAGATCTTCGCTCAAATGGCTTTCCGTGCGAAGTCTTGAGTCCTAAAGAATTTAGGTATCTGGCGATATCAAAGAAGCTCATGCTTTCATTTGTGTATTTTTCGAATATGGTTCGAACGATCTTTGCTTCTTCCGGAACAATCACCGGCGGCTTGCCATGCTCCACAACCTTGTAGCCAAGCGGTGGACGTGCCTGGTATGCTCCGCGGAGTGCATTTTCTTTCATACCTCGATACACTTCGCCAGATAACCGGATAGAGTAGTATTCGTCCATCCATTCGATGATACGCTCGATCAGGCTGCCAAATGGATCATCGGAGAGTGGTTCAGATACACTCACGACATCTACATTGTGTTGTTTCTTTAGCAGAGACTTGTAAACAATGCTTTCTTCCTGATTCCGGGCGAACCTGGAAAACTTCCATACCAGGATCTGATCAACCGGATGATCATCACCTTTGGCCAGTCCGATCATCTTCTGGAAGCCGGGACGTTTGTTGGCTTTCCTTCCGGAGATACCTAGGTCCGTGAAGATCTTCAGGATTACAATATTGTTCTTGGCTGCATAGTCCCGGAGGAGATGCTCCTGGGAGTCCGGGGAGATTTCTTCCTGATCATGAGTGGATACACGGATGTAGCCATATGCATATTTTACGCTCATTGTATCACCTTCCTGTAATTATATGTGCGACGTCGCACAAAAATGGGTACAAAAATAACACCTACACGGTGCCAGGAATTTGTGATATAATAGTCTCTGTGAGGGAGAGGATTATACCGCAAGTTCCTTGCAAAGTATAGTTTTCTCAATGCCCCAGTGCTGGTAACACTGGGGCGTTTTTATTTGTAACTACTGTTATTGTGCGATAGTTTCTGAATCTGACTGTGAATTCGCCATGCTTGAAGAATCACCGCTTTCAATAACTTCTCCACTATCTTTGCTGACAAAATTCACAACGGTTTTAAGCTGATCTTCAGGAACTGCATTTAATGCCTGATAGATATTTCCTTCCATGTAGAATGCAAGAGCAGCGAAACTCTGCATTCCGCCATAAAGAGACGAATCGACATTAACAGTAAATTCAGTAAGATCATCATTGTAAGTGATAGAATCAAAAGAAGGATAATTTTCTTTGTCTGAAAGCATTTCGTCATTGCTTTGATCGACACTTTCCTTGATGGAATTAAGAAGTTTTTTGTGAGCGCTCTTTGTCATTTTCATGGTAATGGATCCATCGTCATTCTGAGTGATCTCTTTTACACCGGCAGCTTTCGCCTCATCTGTAAGAGTGGTTGAATCTCCATTAATCATTGATGCCGGAAGAGTGACTTCTACACTCAGAATATTTTTCTCAGCTTTAAGTGTTCCACCGTCTTTAGAAGTTTCTTCTTTCTTGGTATCAGCTTTAGAAGTGTCTGAATTGCCACAGGCGGTAAAAGACATTGCCAGCGCTGCGGAAAGCATAATTGCTACAATTTTCTTTTTCATACATATTTTCCCTTCGTGTTATTTGTTTCAAATTGTTTCATTTTTCCAGAGTTTGTTTATTCAATCAGATATCTCCGCCATATAAATATTTTCGTATCAAGAGGGCAGTGTATTTATGGTTAGAGATACTGGATGAATCGTTATTATATTAAAATTTAATTGCCTAAAATTGCCAGTGTAATAAAGTGTAAATTAAACATACTAAAAGCATGATGAAAATATTACTTGATAAAATTATGTATGAAAAGAATCTGACAATTCGTCAGACCTCCATCCTTACAGGTGTCCCAAAATCAACAATAGCTGATATCGCATCTGGAAAGATTAGTCCGCGGCTGGACACACTGGAACAGTTAGCAAAGGGGGCTAAATGTTCGAATTACTGACTTATTTGAGGCGGATATTAAATAAGTGTCTGAGCATCCGGACAAATTTATTTATGTGTCTTTTTAAATTGTGTTGAATATGATACAATATTCTTGTTGAGGGAGTACTGTATCGAGCGAATCCTTCGCCGTATATATTACTCGGGATTTTCCCTGGTGTTTGGTAGACACCGGGGAATTTTTATTTAATAGCAGTTTTTACATGGTCTTGATTTTCCACTTTGAGCTATCGTTCCACTATATATAGTAGAGGAACGTCCCAAGCTTGGACAATCCGGAGTTGAATGATATACCTGTCCGTTAGGAACCCAATATACCGTTCCGCCTGCTTGTTGCTGTGCTTGTGCCTGCTGTTGCTGTGCTTGCGCTTGAGCAGCGGCCTGAGCTTGTTGTTGAGCTTCGGCTTGTGCCTGAGCTTGAGCGGCAGCCTCGGCTTCAGCTTTTGCCTTAGCAGCGGCAGCTTCTTGAGCAGCTTTTTCCTGAGCAGCCTTTTCTTGAGCGGCTTTTTCCTCAGCTTCTTTTTTGGCCTTTTCTTCAGCTAAACGCTTTTGTTCTTCTTTTGCTTTTTTAGCAGCTTCCTCAGCCTTTTTATCTTTGACAGTAATAGTAGCAGCATTGCTATCAATAGAATCGTTAGCAGTGAATGTTACGGTAGCAGTACCGACCTTTTTGAAAGATACAATAGCCTTGCCGTCCTTATATTTCAATTTTGCAATATCATTATCGGACAGAGTCAGCTTCTCGATTTTAGCATCGGAAGGCGTTGGAGTGATTTTTACCTCAACAGTTTCTGAAACATCGAAAGTTGTTTTTCCCCAATCTGCCTGAATATCTGTAAGGCTTGAAGAATTTGTACCCCAGATAAATAGTAAGAGTGAGGTGATGAATATAATAATACTTATTATAAAATTTCTCTTTCTTGTTCCAGAATAATCTTTTTTAATAAGATAGTAGATAATAAATCCGATTGCCGGAATCCAAGCTAAAGAATATAATCCAATTAACAAGCAGACCACAAAGAAACCAATTATCCAAGTTAAACACCCATTCTTTTTCATGATAACTTTCCTTTCTCTTTTGAAATATATATATAATCAGATATCTCCGCCATATAAATATTTTCGTATCAAGAGGGCAATATATTTATGGTTAGAGATATGAGTAGATAAAATTATTCAGGTAGATAAAAGTCGTCTTCGTCTACTTTTAAATTCATGTAATCAGAAAAATTAGAACAAATCGAAGATAAATTCTCAGTTACAGTTTCTTTGTATTTTGCTATTTGATTCAATTTTCCTTTTTCAGTTTTTAAAGTTGCAGCATGATCAGCTGCTTTCTGGTATTCGACATCGATGTAGTTTTGAATAGCTTGCTCATATTTGTGATGAATTCGATCTGGCAAAAAGCGAACATCTGCGATTTTGTACGTCACATATTTCTCAAAGTCGAGAACTGCATTGGAATTTTCTATTAAAGATAAATTATGCTTTTGAGAAAGTGTTTTTTGGTTACTTAACTCATCATAATATTTTTTTAAGTTTTCATATCGGTCAGACATAATTTTTTTAGTGTAATCCAAGGCTTGAGAATATGTAGTATTGTCTGGAATGGAGCCGTAGTATTTTCGAATAACATTAAGCCAATTATTAAAATCTTCATCTGATATAAAATCTTTTGTATTACTACGGTGTTCATAATCATACAGCAAATATAACGCACCAATACAGATGAGCAATCCGATGAATCGTGAAATTAGTAAAACAATAGCTATTCCGATTATCCCAACTATAATAGGTTCCGCAATAGTTGGTTTGTCCTTGGCCAGCACATTGTAATCAAGTTTGATCTGAGAAGATGAAACAGTTTTGCTTGAAGTAGAAGGTGATGTTGATCGTACGGAAGATTTTCGAGAAGAAGAGGAAGACTTCTTCTTAGGTGAACTTCCGGCGGAAGCGGCGCGAACTACATCATTTACTCCAAAAGTGGTTTTATTGTAGACTTTGTTATACGCTGCCCTTTTTGGATCTTTAACCCATCCCATACCTTTCTTACCATATCCGGGAATGACAGCTTTTTTAACAGCACGTTTTGCCTTCCCGGTAGTTCTGGCTTTAAATGATTTTTTTATACTGGGTTTTCGCATGCCCATTTTCATTTGAATCACCTCTATATTATATTTTTTTTAATATCATCAAGTTGGGGATAAAATAAATTGTGTAGTTATCTATAGTTTTACATTCCCCGTATTTATCCCGGTAACAGTTAATGCAGTCTTCCAGATATTCTTCTGTAACATCCAGATACTCTGCAATTTCATATTTATCTTTACAACCGTGTTCATAAGCTCTGATCAGACCGAATAATCCGATGCTGCGATTGTATCCCCAGAGCCGTGCCTGTCGCTCTTGTTTTCGATTACCGGTATATTCCCTGTCAATAATATTACCGATAGAAGTGTAGTGGTGACCGAGTTCTTCTGCCAGAACACAGGCTTTTTCTGTAGTTGTATCTATATTATCTCTGATAGCAACAGTGCCATCACAATATAATCCCTTTATTCCATTACTTTCAAAAGGATAATCAATAACATCTATACCGTCTTTGCAGGCTTCTTCCTGTAGCTTCTCATATGTATTCATACAAACACCTCCCGCTCGAGTATATCAGATAAGTTGTCCTATAAATTACTTAGCTCGTTTATTCTTTACGAATTCAGCAAACTGACGGATTTCATCTAATTCAGATTCTGTGTATTCATCGCCATCAAAGTGAGCTGCAAGAGTAGTTGGTTTGTAAGAATTATTAGAAACCATGTGTTCTAATTCGTCAGCAGAAATTCCCAGTGCACTACATATCTTACATACATTAACATATCCGGCTTTTTCCGCACCCCTTTCGAGGATTGCTTTGACTGTAGAGTATGGTAATCCGGAAGATTTTACAATATCGGATACTTTCATGTTTTGCTCTTCCATTAATTTTCTTAATATTTCAGCTCGTTGTTCCATATAGGCTACCTCCTTGTCTTGATATTACAATATTGCGTTATAAATGTAAATATAAAATTGCAAAATATTGCAAAAATATTGTTGACAATTGCGCAATAATGCAATATAGTAAAAGTGCGAATTGCGAAATTGCGCAATATACTAGGAGGTGAGAGAATGCCAGAAGTAAGATTGGATAACCTGGAAGCTGAAATGAAGAGAAAAAAAGTGACGAGACACGACATTGCTACACTTTTAGGGTTGTCATACAGAACAATTCATTCCCGATTCAACGGCGAATCGGAATGGGGATATTCAGAGTGTGTAAAAGTTCGCGATACATATTTCCCAGGGATGGATTTGTCATATTTATTTGAGACGGACACACGAAGTGGTGAGTAAAAACAAAAATACTGATGGAACCGCTATTCCCACCAGTATTTTGCCCAATTTGTTTACTCTATGTACTTTGCAGGTTTTCACCACACAAGATAGCGGCAAGTGTTTCTATGAAATACTTTGTCACTTTTGCAGTTTTGGTTCTGCAACATGCCTAATCGCTGACAAATGATAAGGAGAACTTGATACGGTGAAGCATTTTAATGAGTGCCGTCTCGTGCGTTTTTGACTCCTTCTCTGAGTAACGTAACGCCGTACCAGTAATCTACATTAAACCAGTTTAAAGTGCGTTGGTGCCACTCTTGCGACCTTATCTTAAGAGAGCAGGCAAAGTCAAAAGTTTGGTCAAAAAGACCACGCTCCTTTCAATGCCTAAGGGCATGAAAGAATTTTATCATAGTATGAAAATATTTTCAATTTTTTAGAGAGGACAAACATTAACTTATTTGCAACAGATGAAACAGGTTCAGAAGAAAGGAGGGAGTAGATGCTGATAGGAATTTTAGCTGCGCTATCGATGATAGCGATAGCAAAAGCAATTTATTGGAAATTATGTTTCCAGGGCGTACTTCTTTATATAGCTGAATGCGGAAATCCATTGCCTAACACTACTTTAATAAAGAAATACGCCGAGAGAGTAGCGTTGAAAGCTCTGCACATCAAGGAAGATTAAAATGTGATTTGATAACAAGGGATGCTGCCGACAAGGCAATCTGAGTTAAGTCTTTAAGTGATTGCACACCAAGCTCAGTGCCAATGTCTTTTACTTTATTATAAAAAGAATCGTTTCTGATATTAGCAAGGAACTCATGTCCTTTAGGGGATAAATCCGAAATGGTGTAGCATGTTCCAGTAATATTGCAAGATGCTTGGAAAAAGAATTCATTAAGTTGACATTGACGGATATGATACATTACTTCATCAAAAGAATAATTTGGAAGCAATTCAGGAACGGTCTCTTTGTCGAATCTCCAATGGTGGTTGATATCAGGAATTTCTTCCACAACAAGAAGTATATCTCGTATGCAATCAGGATTTAATTTCATTAATAATCATTCCTTTCATCATTTGATAGGAAAATTATACCAAAGAACCACAACAAGTACAAACCATTCCACATAACCTATAAAGAGGTGATGCAGTTTTGAAACATATTAACATCGTGATCATCGATGGGGTAGAGAGAGACATGGCTACATTATCTGCAGAGGAACGAGAAAAAATCGTGAATGAACTGAATCGTGTAGCTGTTGGATATCTGGGATACAAGAAAGAGAAAACCGCTTAGGCGGTAGAAAGGAGTGGACAAGCAGTATGAACTTAAAACCAGAAACACCACTGATTAAAAAGCTTGAGATCAAGCGTCTGGAAGATGAATGCGAAAATTTAAGACTGTGGCGTTGGAGATTAACTATTGCGATAGAGCTGATACTGATCACGGTATTAGGAGCGTGTGTGGTCAACTTTTATGCAATCAGGTGAAGGAGGTGAGGACATTGCAAGAAATTAAAAAGAGCGCTCACGATAGCCCGGCAAGGCAAGGAGCACTCTGGAAATTAGTCAACTATATTATATGAGAAGAAAGGAAATTAGTCAAATATGAAGACATTGAAAATTACAACAGATAACAAGATTTCTGTGGTTGATGTGAATTTTAGCGATTTCAAAGCCATCCAACAGGCAATCGGCGGATATTTCGAGATTGTGAATACGCAGAAATTACGGGATTATTTCAAAGCATCGGTAGTAATGATTGTTGATGAAGAAGGAGTAATCAAAGATCTTCCGGTAAACACAATTGGTTGTTATTTTTACAATACATCTAAGCATGGATGTCCGATCGCAGGAGATATGATCTTAGGTTTGCTTGTCGGTCCGGATATTACAGGCTTGGGTGACAGAGACGCAGAGCAGTGGATGGAGAAGATGTTGAAAGATTTTGAATTTTTGGAGAAAGAGTAATGGAAGATATACCGGGATATGATGATTGGAAGTCCACACCGCCAGATGATCCGGAACCGGTTACATATTGCAGTGGCTGTGGAGCGCCGTTGTATGAGGGTGATTACCTATATACGGTGCAAGGGGATCGTCTGTGTGAGGAGTGCTTGAATGATATGTACAGGAGGATGTTGTGATGTGGAAAGTAGAAATAGTAAGGGTTTATAAGTCCAGTAATTTACTGTACGAGCATGAAGATAAAGTGATTTTCGAGGTAAACAGTTTGGCAGAGGCAAGTGAGATTACTTCGATGTTTGATAAGTATGCTGTTGGAGAATATAAATATTCGATCACGCGTAAAAAAGAAAACAAAGAAGGTGAAGAGTAGATGGCACTTAAAAGTTATGAGGAATTGATAAAGGTTGATGTAAGGCAGTATTGCGAAGAAAGAGATGGCTTTACATATCTGAACTGGGCGAAATGTATTGAATTGCTGAGACAGAACGGTGCTACCGAAGTGTATTGGGAGCCAATCCCTGATCCGCAGACCGGAAGCAGTCTTAGAAAAACAGACATCGAGTTCAAGGACAAGAATAACAATACGAATCGTTGTTATGAAACACGGATCAAGGTCGTTATCGATGATAAGGAATATGAGATGCAGACTCCAGTGATGAACGGGGCGAATCCGGTAAAAGACAATTCCATGAGCCAACAGAGAGTATGGAACAGTATGTGCAGGGCATTTGTGAAGTGTGTGGCTATTCATACCGGGCTTGGATTTAACTTATGGCTGAAAGAAGAATACAACAAGCTGGAAGCAAAGATTCCTGGAACAGGAGAGAACCTTGCGTCAGAAGCAAAGAAGAAGACGCTTAAAACGCAGTGTACGGCGCACGGTATAGATTTGGATGCTTGGGTATGTGGAAACGGAAAGACAGTGGATACACTTACGGAAACAGAGTGCGCCAAGATGTTGAATGCGATCAAGAAAAAGTACGGTGATGATTGATGAATTTCACAGGAAAACTCGAAGGCTTGAAGATGGACTATGCTACTAAAAAGCAGAGCATCTCTGTAGAAGTGAATGAGGATGCCAGAGATGCATTCCAGGAACTGAAAGATTGTGAGAAGCTTGATATTCAGATTAAGAAACATCGAGAAAAGAGAAGCTTAGATGCGAATGCCTATTACTGGGTATTAATTACGAAGTTTGCTAAAAAGCTTGAATTGAGCAATCCGGAAGCACACAACATGTGTCTTATAAGATATGGATATCCGGTAATATTATCCGGGAAATCGGCATGTGCAACGATTCCAGACACGGAAGAAGCAGAGAATAAAGTGAAAAACTCTACAGAATATCACCTGCAGCCCACCTCACAAGTGAGAGAAGGAGTTGACGGTGTGATGTACCGGACATACAGACTCCTCAGAGGAAGCCGAACCTATAATACCGAGGAAATGTCCAGGCTGATATCGGGGCTGATCACAATGTGTAAGGAGGCACAGATCCCGGATAGAGAAATCGCCACACCAGAAGAAAAGAGACTTCTGAAAGAAAGGTATGGTGTGGATGTCTAAGAAATTGTGGAGCGTGTTCACGGGTGATATGGAGCATTGCTATTTTACCGGCACTCCATATTGCCATCGGCATCATATATTTTACGGCCCGTATAGATCAATGTCTGAGAAATACGGGTTCGTAATACCAATAGCTTACTACTTACATGAGAATTATCCGGACAGTGTTCATCAGAACCCGAATAAGGGCATTGATCTGGAATTGAAGCAAATGGCTCAAAAGTATTTCGAGGAACATTATGGGACAAGGGAAGAGTTTAGAGAGATCTTCGGGAAAAGCAGATTGTAACTTATTAACATAGATTCCCTGGCATTGTAACAAGGAAATGTAACGCATAAGCACTCACCCAGCGTTATTTATTGCACAAGATGTTGTATCACGGCCAGAGAGCCAGGCTCTGGCGGAAAGGAGCAGCATGGAAGGACAGATAGAATTAGAGGATTATCTCCGGTCATTGAACTGTGAGGGATTTGACATTTGTGATTATATTCCGAAAGGACGAGCCAGTGCGGTCACAAGATATGAACTGTGTATGAAGACTGGTTTCAGAGATCGTCAAGTAAGAGATTTGATTCATTATGCAAGGCGTGACGGATCTATCTTGAATCTATCGGATGGAAAAGGATATTTCAGACCTGATCTGGATGATCCAGTGGAAAGAGGAATGCTTGCAGCATATGTCAGGCAGGAGGAAAGCAGAAGAGATTCCATAGATTGGTCTCTGAATGGAGCTATAAAAGATTGTAAAGAAAACGGCATTGATTGGAGGAAATAATAAATGAATTCAAACCAGAAGGGAAAGAAAGGTGAGCGTGAGCTTGCTGCAATACTCAAAAGCTATGGATATGAGGACAGCCGGAGAGGTCAACAGTATTGCGGATCTAATGGTGACGCAGATGTAGTTGGTCTTCCAGGGATTCATATTGAATGTAAGAGAGTAGAAAAGCTGAATATCTATGATGCCGTGGAACAGTCAAAGAATGATGCAAGAACAGGTGAAATGCCGGTTGTTATGCATCGGAAGAATAGAAAAGGGTGGCTGGTTACTATGTCACTGGATGATTGGATGGAGCTGTATGAACGGTAATTATATTAAAGTCAGTCGGTCATTGCTGGACTGGTGCTGGTATCACGATGTTAATACCTGCCGGTTGTTTATACATATGTTACTCCGGGTGAACTGGAAAAAAGGTTACTTTGGAGAGGAAGTAATTGAAAGAGGAAGCTTTGTTTCTTCGATATCTAAGTTATCTGCAGAGACTGGATTGAGTGAAAGAGAGGTTCGCACAGCACTGGAACACCTTAAGAAGACAGGCGAAGTGACATGCAACCGACACGCAAAATATAGCGTATATACAGTGGTTAATTACTGTAAGTACCAATCGAGTGACAGGCAAAATGACACAGAGAACGACATGAAAAGCGACACACGAAGCGACACGTCTGTTGACAATCTATCGACAGGCAATCGACAGGCAATAGAAGAAAAGAAAGAAGGAAAGAATAAAAGAATTAATAATACAGGGCGGTTTGAACCGCCGGATGTGGAAATGGTCCGAGCGTATTGCCAGGAACGTGGGAACAAAGTAGATCCGCAAGCCTTTGTTGATTTTTATGAATCCAAAGGCTGGATGGTAGGGAAAAACAAAATGAAGAACTGGAAAGCAGCAGTGCGTACCTGGGAGAAAGAAGACCAGAGGAGAAGCCAGACAAGGAAGGAAGAGACCGCCAAACGTGGCAGCACTGGATTTAATAATTTCACTGGACGTGATTATGACATGGACCAGATGGAAAGAGCGCTTTTAGGAATTCCGGGAGGTGGGAATCATGCGGATTAAGCAGATCAATCCAAGAGGATGGTATGACATTCCGGGATATGACGGGAAGTACCAGATCAACTATTTCGGCAATGTTCGTAGGGCACTGAAACGTGGGTACAAAGCGCTGCACCCATATATCAAGACTACGAACGGTCGCAGGGTTGTGAAATTGAACTGCAAGGACAATGCCAGAGAGATCAATAAGGCGGTCCGGAGGATAGAGCTGGACAACAGAGAAGAATGCAGTGTTGATTTTATACCGGCACCGGAAATAGTATTTTATTTTTAGCATAACGAAAGGAGACGGAGCTCCGGCCGGAGTGATGATGCATCGGCTCCTTTTGAAAAGATGAAAAACGGAGTAAGTAAGGTTTATACAGACAGACCAGATTATGCAGATTTTGATTCACCGGCAAAATTTGAGGCAATCAAGAGTATTATCGCGAAGAGATTAATAGAACATCCGGATGCCATATGCTCATATTCGGGCGGATCAGACAGTGATATCATGCTTGACCTGATTGAACGGACCAGAGCAATGTTCGAGTTACCGCCAATCAAATATGTATTTTTTAATACAGGATTGGAAATGAAAGCAACAAGAGATCATGTGAAGTATGTTGCAAAAAAGTATGGAGTGGAAATTGAAGAGAGAAGACCAGAGATCAACATCGTTCGGGCAACCAGAAAATATGGAATTCCATTCGTATCGAAAATTATGTCAGGAGGTTTGTCCGAATGGCAAAAGAAAGGAGTCCCTTTATCTATAGCAGATGAATATGATCAGGCAGAAGATAAGGCGGCGAAAAGAAAAGAGTTAAAAGAAAGATATCCTAAATGTGAGAGTCTGATTAATTTTCTTTGCTGCTGTAATTCGGCTGGGGAACCGAGACCAAATATTCAGCTCGTAATCAATTCATCAAAATACATGCGGGATTTCATCAAGGAATATCCGCCAGAATTTATGATAAGTGCGAGCTGCTGTTATTACTGCAAAAAGCAAATCGCGCATAAAGTTCAGAAAGATTACGACATGGTTATAACTGGAGAACGAAGAGATGAAGGCGGAATGAGATCGGTTCCTAGAAAAGATAATACGGCTCTTTGTTTCACAGAAACGGCGGATGGACATTATCGGCTAAGACCGCTCTATTATGTATCTGATAAAGATAAAGCATGGTACAAAGAGTATTACAAAATAAAATATTCGGATGCATATGAAGTATATGGCTTGACTAGAACGGGATGTTGCGGATGCCCGATATCGTATAAGGCAGTAGAAGATCTTGAAAAGATTCGAAAGTATGAGCCGAATGTAGTAAAGGCAGCATGGAATATTTTCGGAAAGAGTTATAAGTACCGAATGAAATATAACGAATACAAAAAGAAACGAATGGAAGAAGAAAAAAGGAGAGCTGAAAATGTCGAGGGACAAATGACGATATTTGATTTTCCGGAACTGATTCCGGAGGAAGGAGAAAACGATGGCGATAATACATAATGTCCGTGGCGGGACGGTTGGCTTAAATGAAGAAGAACGGTTGATGATCGCAAGGCTACTGGTGAAGGCGGGATATACGGTTAAGATCGGATACAGGACGATTCCAGGGAATGCGAAGGGGAAGAAAGAATATATAGTTGAATACTGGGAGGAGAAAGAAAAGAAGATAGAAATGTAGAATGGTGTCGAACCTTGACAATTGAATATTGATGGTTGGAATGGTATAATTTCTGTATCAAATGTACGGGAGGAAATGCCAAATGGGTATAAGAATTGAGAAGACATGCAATTTGAGTATGTTAAACTTTATCGAAAAATTCGGTCCAGTAGAGATTGATGATTTATATAGCAAATTCGGAAATGGAATCAAATCCATTGTTGATGAAGATGTTAAAAATCTGTTGGATAATGCGAAGATAATAAAGGAAGATAATGACACGTACCGGGCAGTATAATTTACTTACCAACCATCGAATATTGATGGTTGGTATTTTTATGCTTAAAAATAGGCGAAAGGATGAAAAAGAAGAATGTGGAGGAATAGCATTAAATGATGGGTAGATTGCAAGTAATTTGCACAACGGATCAGATAAAAGAAGCAAAGCGTAATGTTCAGAAGTATATGAGAAAACATAAAAGTGATGAAGATTTTATTAAAAATATCAGTGATGATTTTGTGATGGGATTTATGATTTCTCAGAGAATGGCATGGGACGATTATGATAATGGTACACAAATGAAAAGGAAAGATGCGGAGAAATAGACTATGGAAAGATTAACACATGAAAGAAAAAGTGGTATGAAAACAGGATACTGGTCCCCGAATAAGAAACAGGAGCTGGTGGATAGACTGGCGATGTATGAGGACAGGGAAGATGCTAAGGACACAAATGTCCCTGGCAAATGGATTCCATGTAGTGAGAAGTTGCCGGAGGATGAAAGTTATATATTGGTATCATTTGAGAATGCAACAATGCCGGATATCGCAAGGTATGAAGAAAATGATGAAGGCGGTACATTCTATCCGGGAGATGATGAAAAATCATATTCAAGCTATGGAATATTTGTCAATGCATGGACACCATTGCCGGAACCATACAAGGAGGAACAATGAAGATAATAATATTCATCATTATCGCCTGCACGCTCTTTGTTGCCTGGAGCTTATGCATTGTAGGAGCAAGTGCAGATGAACAATTGGAAATGATATATGCCAAGGATTTGGAGAGAAAGGAGAATAGCATGGATAATACATATGCACCAACGGAAAATAAAGAACAGGAAAAGATAAAAGTAGACAGCATTGATACTATAGTAACTGTGCGTGGAGATAGACCGTATTATGAGAATATGTATAGAGAAGTGGGCGATAACTACTATCACATTGGATATAGCTCTTATCGTTTGGACGTTGCTCTTGAATATAGAGAAAAATATTTTGAATTAGTAGAAAGAGAAAGTGACTGGATTCCATGCAGTGAACGGATACCTGAAGAGCCAAAAGAAAATCCGGTGTTTGATGGAAAATGTCTTGAAGTGTATTTGGTAACGACAAAATACGGAAGTAGCGACCAAGACAAAGTATATCCATTTAGAGCTTTTTGGAATGGAATTAATTTCACGGATGGATGTCGAATTTTGGATGTAATAGCGTGGATGCCA